TAGTTAAATTACGAGATATGAAGAGGGTGGATGAATCATGAACATTGTTGATGTTTTCTGGAAAAACGTTGCTTGGCATTTGGGGAATAAGAATGTTCTGCTAACCAAGACGCAGATGATTGCATACAGAAAGAAAGCAGGCGTGACTTTGACCACAGTTCAAGAAATTGCTGAAAAGCTTGATATTGATGATTACGCCATTTTATTTGAGCAGGTGGACTAAGACGAATGAATGATGATTTTATCTTGAAATATCAAATTGTAATTTTAAAAGAACAAACTAAAAATCTGAAAATGTATATGAAAAGAAAACAAAAGTACGATAAAACGATTCAGGAATTGGCCTTGACTCCGCAGCATACAACACAAAGGTATTGGCAGTCAGTGAGACAGGCTGAATTGTGCATAGAAGAATCAGAAAAACTAAAAAATGAAATGAACTGGTTAAATCACAAAACAGGATGGAAGAAGAATCTTCATCAGGAACGATTTAGTTTCATAACAGATGAAGTGCTGAAGTTTTTGGAATAAGGAGTTTGTAATCGGAAGAAATAGCAAACTAGGAGGAAAATAAAATGGTACTACAAAAACCAGTTTACAAAGTTAAAGAAGAATGTGATTTAAATCGTCTGTATAAAGAAAGAAAAGTGGCTAACGCAGAACTCAATAAAGCACTTGCTGAAATTTCTAAGAAGTACCCGTTAACGGATCAAGCTTTAGGCGTTTGGAGCGAAAGTCAAATAGGTATTAGAGTTGGAACTGACGCTGAAAAAGAATTCGATTCTGAATTGAAAAAGGGTGATGTTCAAGGATTTAGACCATTTAAAAAAACTAGCAAAACTGCAAAATTAATTTTAGAAGAGTATGGGAATATTTTCAAAAACCATTCACATGCTAGTAGTGGTTTTAGATTCGAATTGGTAACCTTTTTTGGCATCAACAACGTAAAGAGAATTCAAACGATTGAAGATATTATTTATTTAAACTTAGATCGAGGTTTGGAAGATCACGCTGAAATGCTAGAGGAAATTGATTATCCAGATTATCTAGGGCTTTGCATTGAGTTAGAAAAGGAAAAATGAAAACTGATTCCACTATCCACCAAAATAGCAGAAAGCGAGGAATGAATGTGATTAAATTAGAAGAAATGGGTACAATTCTTATGCACATAGCGTTGCAATATACACATCCGGATTTTGAATCAATGTACTCAGACTGGAGTACTGTCCACGATATAGGTGAAAAGCTTGTTAAAATGTCTGATCAACCGCAACTCAACGAGAATCAGCAAAAGTGGATTAATAGATTGACAATTAATTACTCTTGGTATGGTGAAACGGCGCAACATGCATTGCATGCAACTTTACAAGAACCTGAAATGCCTGATTTACCACAAAATGAATTTTTCCAAGTCCTAGAAGTATTTTCTAGATGGGCTTTGGAACAGGAGGAAGAGTGATGAACAGGCGCCAAAAAAACAAACAATTTAAAAACTGGCTAATCGAAAACGGTTATCCATATAAAAAAGTAATACTTCATTGTTCAGAATGCGGAAAAAAATTGAGCTTTAAGAATGAATACCATAAAAGACACCTTGTGTGTGACGAATTTTGCTATATGCATAGCTTAGGTCTTGGGTGGAATGATTTTCTGTGATGAGCTGTTGGACAAACAACGAATTCCGCAATCGTCAGCGTTAAATGAATGGAGGAACATTATGTATCTAATAGGGGCGTTTATTATAACTTGTTTAACTAACATTATTTTCTATCGGTGGTATACAAGTGAAATTGCAAAAGAATTAGAAAAAATAGAAAAAAGAGTAGACAAAAAGCTACTCTTTTTCTGGGAAAATCATTGAACAAAATATATCTCCTAAATCTGTTATCGTTATTGAACCACGAGAGTTAATAATATCAAAATCAATTCCAATAAAATAAGGATGATTCTGAAAATCTTCTATTAACTGATCCTTGGTATCTGAAAATTGCTTTGAATTTTCGAAAATGTCATAAAGTGCGAATTTTTTTTCATCTTTAAGCAGAACTGAAGGAGCGATGTCAATTAGTCCATATGATTGCAAAGTTTTTATAGCTAAGTTCTCATCAACATAATTGTTTTCATCAATTAAGAGTAAATTTTCGATTAGGTCCACACCATCTCCATTAGATTTCTGAACTCTTAATGATTCTGTAGGAATGCCTTTTAAATTATAAAATTCAGAAAGTAGTCTTGCTTCTTTTGTGGTCAATTCAGACAAAATCATAGAAAACCTGGGTGAAGATTGACTGTTTTTTCTATTATCAACTAAACCCGCTAAAAGATTGGCAAAGTATTCACGCATTTCTTCATTTTCAAGTTGGTATCTAGCATCTTCCATTGTTTTCAAAGCCAGACCGAGTTTAGAAATATCTCTATTTTCAGGTGGTATTTCATCAGTATTTGTATTAATTTTGTCAACAAAATCTTGGAAAGATTTTTCGCTTGTAATATTGAGCCTACGTAAAGGTCCCATCACATAGTTAGCAATTCCTCCCAATCCTTCGCCGATAGATTTTGATGCAGGGCCAAAGATATTGGTTATGAGCTCTTTTGGGATAAGTTCAATATTAATTAGGGATTTTTTTTCATCTGACATTTGAGTACCTCTTTTTTTATAAAATTATATCAGCAAAGAAGGTGTAAATCCATGGGTTTAAATTTTAATAATTATCCATGTTTTATTTTGAAGAAATCTGTGCTTCTTATATATTCGATTGCATTTAGTTGGCTATCCTATACAATAGTGGACCAACAAGAACAAATTGAACAGTTACAAGAACAACTGCAGCAGGAGCAAATGAAGTACAAGATTATTATTAATGACCCGTTAGTTAGGGATGCGATGGAAGCAGGGGGATGAAAATGGTAAGTGAATGCGAAAGAATAATTCAAGAAAGTTTTTATAAACTAGGATATGCACAGGATCGTTTATCAAATCTAGGCATTCATGGTAGGGTGTTACGTTTCGAAATGAGTAAGGCAACGTATGAAGCTTTAAAAAGCAGAAGCCCGATTGATATTGATGGTTCGAGAGCAACCTTGTTCGGCAATAAGATTTTGATCAATGACGATTTACCTAGAGGTCAAGTCAATGTGTTAGGAGTTGAAGCATGACAGTTGCAGTGTTGTTAGCCGTGGCACTTTTTGCGACAGTATTTGCAAGTGTGATTTTCGGTAAAGAATTAGATGAAAAGGAGAAACAAGCCATTGCCAAAGAAAAAATCGAAAGTAAAAAAGAAAAAGCGTAAGTTACTTGAAAAAGCCAAGGTAAATGGAACATTAAATAAAAAGGTACTTGGTAAGACCTTGAAGAGTTTGATCATCGATGAAGAACATCAAAATGGATCACATTTTGAAAAATAAAAAAAGCCGGATTCCTCCGACTGTTAAAAATATTTCCGTCAGAGATATTATAACATAAGGGGGAATGGCGGTCATGACGCTATTTGATGTTAGTAAATATGAAGTGCCAAGCAACAAAGATATTGATATGCTCTTAACCAGAAAGAATTTCGAGATATTTATTGGGGCCTACAAAAACTCTCGTGAAAAAGTCGGACAGCCAAGAGTACCTAAAGTGACGCAGTCTTTCAGCCTTATTCCTCCTTCAACATCTGGCAGCAATACAGGCGAAGCAGAAAGAATTTTAATTCAAAGAGAAGATGATATGGAAGAATTTCGAGAACTTCACCAATTGTTTGCTAAGGGATTCGCTGTTATATCTCACCCATTTAAAGCCGAGGTAACCGAGAGAAGGCGTCAGATATTTATTTTAAGATATCTACAAGGATTTACTGTAAATGAAATACTTGATCTGGTACCAGTAAGTAAAGATATTGTCACTGATGAATCAAAGGAAGCAATGCTACAATTTAGCTACGAATTAAAACTTGTGGTTAGTAAATCGGAATCATCTCCGCTAATAACCCGCATCGAGTCGGAATTAACTCCGTAAAGTTCCGGCGCAAACTCCTCGTATAAAGAGTTATTATGATATTGTCAAAAAGATTAAGAGAGACGGTTGTTGGACTACTCACACTAATCCAAATACCGAAAGGGGGCAAATCCCTCATCGCTTTACTTCTTTGACGGATAAACAAAGACAGCACAATTTTTTGAAAGAGGTGGATCATCTCATTTTGAAATTCGCTAGTGCTGTCTTTTTGTTCTTCACATCAAATTCATAAGAATACTAATCGACCCTTTTAACATATATTCTGCCTATCAGAGTTAACATGTTACTAACATGAAATGAAGGGACTTGATCAAATGAACGCATTACAATTAGCTACAAAATTAAAAAACAATCCAGAGTGGAGAAAAGCTTACGACCGTATTGCAAATGCTAAAAGTTACGACAAGAAAATAAAAGCTTATCAAAACTTCGAGAAAAGGTTTGGCATTAATTTGAATGATTCTATTGGTATTTATGTAAAAGGATTTTTATAAAAGTCTCTTAACTAGAGGCTTTTTTTCTTTTAGGAGGAAACTATGAAAATAACAAAAATGAAACTCGCTGATCTGAAAACTGCTCATTATAATCCTAGAATTGAATTAAAACCGGGGATGGAAGAGTACGAGAAATTGAAGCAGTCCATCCTAGAATTTGGATTTGTGGATCCACCGATCTTTAATATACAGACTGGCAACCTAGTAGGAGGTCACCAACGCGTCGCTGTGGCTCGAGATTTAGGCCTATTTGAGGAGATAGAGGTATCAATCGTAGATTTACACCTTGAGAAGGAAAAAGCCCTCAATTTGGCTCTCAATAAGATTTCCGGCAGTTGGGATGAAGAGAAACTAGCTATTCTCTTAAAAAATCTAAGTGAAGCAGAGGTTTCTTTAAGTGGTTTTGATCATGAAGAAGTTGATGATTTAATAGCTGCTTTTGATTATCAAGAAGACATTGATCAACCGATTGTTGAAGATGACTTCGACGTCAATCAATACATTGAAGATCATCCGGAACCTAAAGTAAAGCTTGGACAACTATGGAAACTAGGAGATCATTATTTGCTTTGTGGTGATTCGACGGATCAAACTGATGTTGATTACCTACTACAGGGCAAAAAAGCGAATTTGGTTGTAACAGATCCACCTTATAATGTTGCTGTAAAGTCTAGCAACGAAGAACTGAAAAATTCCGGTCGAGGTGAAATTCTCAATGATGATATGAATCACGATGACTTTGTGAGATTCTTAGAAAAAATTTTTCTCAACTATGCGAAGCTCATGCACGATCAAGCGGCAATTTATGTTTTTCATGGATCGTCGTACCAGCGTGAGTTTGAAAATGCGATGAATGCTGCAGAAATTGATGTTAGAGCACAATGCATTTGGGTTAAGAACAATGCGACTTTCGGTTGGAGTCAGTACCGTTGGCAGCATGAACCAGTGTTTTATGCATACAAGCGGAGACAGGCACCTGAATGGTATGGGGATAGAAAACAAACTACGGTCTGGAAAGATGACTTGATTCAAGACATTCCGGACATAAGCGTTTGGCAAATCGCTAAAGATGATGCAATGAAATACTATCACCCGACTCAAAAGCCATTATCTCTTATTGCTATCCCGGTTAGAAATAGCTCGAAACGTCAAGATATAGTTGTGGATCTCTTTGGCGGATCTGGAAGCACTTTGATGACTTGCGAACAATTGCAGCGGTCCTGCTACACAATGGAGCTGGATCCTATTTTTTGTGATGTGATCATTGATCGATGGGAGAAAGCTACCGGAAAAACTGCAGTTTTAATAAACTAGGTTATAAAGCTCACTTTTGGGAACTTGCAACGAAGTCATTTGAAAGGAGCTTATTAATAAAAAAAGAGGCCGGTGCGCTAACACCGACCCTTTCCACGAGGATCGCTCCCCGAAGACACAGAAACCAGGCACGCGTGCTTTCTAGACAGTTCTGTGTCTTTTAGCATTATATCTAATGCGGGGTGCTAGCACAATGGGAACAGAAGATTTTGATTTTGAGTATGAATTAAAAAAGGCAGAGGAGAGAGCTGAAACGGTTGATGAGTATAAACGAATTATCCGAGTTGCTCTTGGAAAATGGCTGTCCAATCTACAGTCTGGCGAGATCAAGCTTACCTCTGTCAGTGACTTAAAGGTGTTAATAGAAGCTGATCTTATGTTGAAAGAAATGGATACTTAAGTGATAATTAACTAAAAGCATCGGAGGTTAATTGTCATGTGGGAAAAATTTTTTTTTGATAGTGATGGTATCTTTATGTGGTCAAGTATTGCAGCGATTATTGCTTTGGTGGGATCTGCATCATCAGCTTTATTTTCTTGGTTGGGATACACTAGTTCAAAAAGAACAGCTGAATCTCAAAGAAGAATGGAACAAAAGAAAATTGATGCAAATTTAAAAGCCAAAGCCCGAATAGAATGGATCAATGAAGTTCGTCACAAGTCTTCAGATCTAATATCTCTCTTATTATCTTTACAAAAAAAGGAAATTGACTACCATGAACAATGGTTAAAAATAGAAGAAGCTTCAGAGTTGTTAAAACTGTACTTTAGTTATAATGATACTGAAAATGTTTCTCATGACATATCATTTGGAGATGATGGTATCGAGTTTAGTGAGAGAGCTGAAAGTATTATAGAAAATAATGATGATAACAAAGGAAAAAATAAGTATTTGAGACGTTGTATTGATGTTTTAGTCGATAATTTTAGAGATGATAGTTACAGAAACATTTTAGGTAACAAGCGTAAATTGTTAAGAGCGCAGAATGATTCACTCTATCAATTAGATGATCTTACTGATTATGTTCCTACTGAAGAAATTGTTCTTGATGATGGATTTAGGGCTCCGAACTATGATGCTATTCCTAAAAAAGGTTGCGAAGCTGACTATAACGAAATAGATGGAAAAATTAAAATTATTTCCAATAATCTCAAGAAAGTGGATAAAAAACTCGAAGGGTATCACAAAGCTATAAATCAATTTTCCATTATTATTAGTTTGTATTTAAAGATTGAATGGGATAAAGCGAAAAATGGAGAATAATAAAACAAGACTCAACTAACTTAACGATCGCGAGGTGGTGCATATTGAATGGCTAGGCAACGAGATCCGAGAAGGGATCAAGCAAAACAAATTTGGCTGAAATATAATGGCGAAAAGCTTTTGAAAGATATTGCTGAGGAACTTGGCATTTCTGATTCTCAAATTAGAAAATGGAAATCGCAGGATAAATGGGCAGAAGAATTGAAAGGTAATGTTACCAATGCGAAAAGTAACGTTACCAATCGAGGTGGCGCGCCGCCAGGAAATCAAAATGCCAAAGGAAACAAAGGGAACAAACAGGCGTCTCCGCCATCAGGCAATAAAAATGCGCTGAAAACAGGGGAATATGAAACCATATTTGCGGACTATCTAACTGAAGAAGAGAAGGATCTTTATTCGAATTTGAATGATGATCCTTTTTTTGTTATGTCAGAAGAGGTTCGGCTGTTAAAAATAAGACAGCGACGGATGATGAAGCGAATTGCTGATGTGCAAGCTGGACTAACCGAGAAAGAAACTGAACAGCTTCTTGAGTTAAGAGGACGTAAAACGCTTGTCGAATCGAAGAAATTCGGACGAAAAGTTCAAGTTGATGTTCCAGAATTAGTCTTGACGGAGAGGAAAGAAAAATCGTTCAGGAAAATTGAAGATATCTTGGCCATTGAAGATGCCTTAACACGAGTGAGCGCTCAATTGCAG